CTGCTGTTTCTATTAACAATGGAGTACACGCTACTGCTAATGTTAAGAATAATTTAGAGTGGCTTGATTCATTTGAAACAGTTGTACTATGCTTTGACAATGATGAGATTGGAACAGAGGCAGTTAACAGGGTAGCACCCATACTTGGCCCAAATAAATGTAAGATACTTACACTTGCTAAGTATAAAGATGCGAGTGATTACTTATCTAATGGTGATGGTAAATTGTTCATTGATGAGTGGTGGAACTACTCAAAGGATTACACAGTTAGTGGTGTTGCTACTGTTGATGAGATGAGAGAGGCTCTATTAGATTATAAGAACACAGAGTTAATTCCTTTGCCCGAATCATTTGGTGATTTGAACTACATGATGAGAGGTGGAATAGCGAGAGGGGAATTAGTTTCTATCATAGCACATACCAGTATAGGTAAGACTACTATACTTAACGAACTCATCTACCACTTTGCCACAGAAACCAAAGAGAAGATTGGATGTTTCATGGTTGAAGACAATATTGATGAAACAATTAGGAAGGTTGTGAGCGTACATACCTCTCAGAACTTACAACTAGTTAAGCCAAAAGACCTTAATGTAGATTTAATTATGGACTCTGCATTAGAGATTGGTTTTGGTTCTAGGATTCAATTACATAATGATGGTGGTGGTAGTATTGACCTTGAAGAAATGTTTTCTAAGATAAGGTACTTTGTAAAGGGATTAAATTGTAGTATAATATTAGTTGACCCGTTGCATACTGCAATTAAAAACCTAAGTAATGAGAACATAGAAGAAGTCATGGATAGATTTATTAAATTATGTAAAGAAACTAAGGTTGCAGTTATACTAAGCACCCATACAAGAAAGCCTGATGATGGCTCTCATCCTCACAAGATTAGCGAATATGACGTTAAGGGTAGTGGAGCAATACCACAGGCTTCCCACACTAATATTCTCTTCTCTAGGGATAAACTAGCAGAGGATGAGTACACTAAGAACTCAACACGAATAAGAGTACCCAAGTTAAGAAGAACTGGTCAGACAGGAGAGGCTGGTTGGACTTACTTTAATCCAGAAACTGCAAGATTGGAGAGGGGAATAAACCCTGACATGGGAAGTAAGGGAGATGATGGAGACTTTTAGTTGTGACATAGAAACTGATGGCCTGAACCCTACTAAAGTGTGGTGTATTGCTGTGCAAAACATCTATGATGAGAGCACTAAGATGTGGTATCCAGAAGAAGGTTGGGATACTAATGATAATGGTTCATTCCAAGAATGGTTAGACTCAGAGGATGTATACAAACTTGTCTTTCATAATGGCATAGCATTTGATATACCTGTGCTAGAGAAACTTCACAATATAAACTTTAGTAATGTTGAGATTGAAGACACTATGCTACTTAGTCAGTTAGACAGTCCACGAAGAGAGGGTGGACATTCTCTCGCTAGTTGGGGTGAATACTTAGGTTTTCCTAAAGGGGAGCACGAAGACTGGTCTAAGTTAAGCACCGAGATGATTAATTATTGTTTACAAGATGTAGAAATAACTTCTAAAGTATACAGACTTATGATGCAGAAAGGATTAAGTGAAGATGCTAAAGAATTAGAGTATGCTACTAAAAAGCATTGCTCCTTACAAGAAAGAAATGGTTGGCTCTTTAATGAGAAAGGTGCAATAGAAATATTACAATCAATCAACGAAGACTTACAAAAAGCAGAGGAAGAAGTACATAAGCGATTTAAACCATTGCCTGTGTGGAGAAGTAAGAAACCAGTTGAGCAAAAATTTAAGGCAGACTTTACCAGAACTAAATATTATCAAGATGAGGTTGACTTACAATGTCATACCAATGAAAAGGATGACTATGGATATTGGCACTACCCAGAATTAAACTTAGGTAGTAGACAGCAAGTAGGTAGACACCTTGTACATTATGGTTGGAAACCAGAAGTCTTTACTGAGACAGGCAGACCAAAGGTGGATGAGTCCACTCTTAAAGATGTAGATATACCAGAGGCAAAACTAATTGCTCGTTACCTCATGTTACAGAAAAGGCAAGGCCAAGTAAACTCATGGTTGGATTCCCTGAATGAACAAACTGGTAGGATACACTGTAGAGTACATACTATGGGTACTGTAACACACCGAATGTCTAGTAGCAATCCAAACCTACAGCAAGTAACAGCAAGTGGTAAAGAATATGGTTCTCGTATGCGGTCTTTGTTTATTGTACCTGAAGATAAGGTACTAGTTGGTGCAGACTTATCAGGATTAGAACTTAGATGTCTCGCCCACTACATGAAAGATGATAAGTACACAAAGTCATTACTAACTGGGGACATACACACAGTCAATCAGAAGTCTGCTGGATTAGATACAAGGGATAAGGCAAAAACATTTATTTATGCTTTTCTCTATGGTGCTGGAGACAAGAAGATAGGTAGTATAGCGGGTGGTGGTATTGCAGAGGGAAAGAAACTTAAAGAGAACTTTCTTAATAAGTTAAGACAGAGGGTAGGTAGGGCATCCAAAAAGGGATACTTAAAAGCATTAGATGGTAGACACATTGAAGTTAGGAGTGAACACGCCTCTCTCAATTTTCTACTACAAAGTGCTGGTGCAATTATTGCCAAGAGAGCATGGGAAATATTCCATAATATGGCAGGATATGAGGGACTAGAGTACAAACAGCTTGGGGTTATACATGACGAGATACAATTAGAATGTAGACCAGAAGATGCAGAGGCAATAGGATATTTAATTGTTGATGCTATGGAAGTAACAACAGAGTATTATAAATTAAACTGTCCAATGACAGGAACATTTAAGATAGGGAGAAACTGGAATGACACCCACTAAACAAACAATATTTGAGAGAAGAGCAGAGATTGAAAAACTAAATCCAGATTACTATACACAGGGTAGTATAGAATGTATTGATTATATTATTTCAAAAAAACTTAACTTCTTAGAAGGAAATGTGGTAAAATATATCACCAGAAACAGACACAAACATAAAGACGGAATTGAAGACCTAAAAAAAGCACGATGGTATTTGAATCGTTTAATAGAATTAAAAACAAAGGAAGGAGAAACAGATGAGCAGTAGCAAATCTATTGATACAGTAATAACTGATGTATATGATGTGATGAAGTCAAAGGACTACTCTGGAGACTTGAGTGACATCGCTATGAAGTGTGGTCGTGAAGTAGAAGAGGCAATTAAAAATGCCTTTGAACCTTACGAGAACAAGAAACAACTAAGAATGTCTAGCATAGGTCGTTGCGAAAGGGCACAATGGTATGGTATTAAAGGCTATGTGCCGGAAGAGATTGAGGGTAATGTTTACCTCACCTTCCTTCAAGGGCATGTACTAGAGGCAATGCTAGTGGCATTAGTAAAACTATCTGGGCATACTGTTGAAGACCAGCAAAAGAAACATACTGTTTCGGGCATCAATGGTTCACAGGATTGTACCATAGATGGTGAGTTGGTTGACATAAAGACAGCGAGTGCTTGGTCTTGGGATAATAAGTTTACCGACACAGGTATAAAAGAAGATGGCTTTGGTTACATCAAGCAATTATCTGCTTATGGTAAGCCAGATGAGAGAGAGCATGGCTACTTCTTAGCATTGAATAAGAACAAGTCAACTCTTAAACTGTGTAAGCAACAACTTGAGCAAGACATTGATACTTATATAGTGGACTTGAAAGATAAGATGGAGTCAGACACACCACCTATGAGGTTGGCTGATGCTACTAAATTCAGCAAGGCAGAGGGTAAGGAAAAACTTTGCATGACTTGTGCATTTTGTGGTTTCAAAGAAGATTGTTATGGTAGTCTGATTGCCAAGCCAATACCATCTGGTAAAATAACTAACTATTTCGTTGACAATGTTGGAGCAAGTTTTTGAAACAACTACCAGAACTAAAGGCATACATCTCGGCAACATTTGATGTGTGCCTAATATGTGAGGAATTGGAAATTGAACCAGAAGAACTCTTGGACAAGTTTGAAGACAGGCTAATCGAGAGAAGGGAGAGGTTCTTGGAAGATTTTGAAGAGCAACGATGAATAAGAAAACATTGTTATATTGGCTAGTTTTCAAGATAAGTTATCATACTACCTATATATATTATACAGTTAGAAATCTTTTCAAAAAGTATGAAGACTAAACCACACCCTATTATAAACAAATTAAAGTATGCCCTAAGACACAGTAACTTATGGCGTACCAAAATAATTACTGACAAAAAGAAAGAACAAAAGAAGAGAGGAGACTATATTGAAGACACTACCAAATGACTACCAGAATTTCATAGCACTAAGCAGGTATGCTAGGTGGTTGCCAGACAAGAAGAGAAGGGAGACATGGGAAGAGACTGTCGCTAGATACTTCGACTTCATGGAAGAACACCTGAAAGAGAATACTAATCATGAGTTAGTACCAAAGACCAGAAAGATACTTGAAGATGCAGTGCTTAAATTGGAAGTCATGCCTAGCATGAGAGCCTTGATGACAAGTGGTGAGGCTTTGAAGAACAGCCACATAGCAGGTTACAACTGTGCCTACCTAAGTGTTGACCATCCTAAAGCATTTGATGAATGTCTATATATACTGATGCACGGAACTGGTGTAGGATTTAGTGTTGAGAGACAGCACATAGCAAAGTTGCCAGATGTACCAGAAGAGGTAGCAGATGTAGATGATGTTATTTTTGTACAGGACAGCAAGGAAGGTTGGCAGTCAGCGTTCAGAAAACTCATTAGTTATTTATATAATGGTGAGTCACCTACATGGGATGTATCTCGTATCAGACCTAAAGGTGCAAGGCTAAAGACTTTTGGTGGCAGAGCGAGTGGTTCAGAGCCATTGGTAGAACTGTTTAATTTTACAGTAACCCTATTCAAAAATTCTACAGGAAGAAAATTAAATTCTTATGAGTGCCACAGATTGATGTGTAAGATAGCAGAAGTTGTGGTTGTTGGTGGTGTCCGTAGGTCAGCACTCATAAGTCTAAGCAATTTAACTGACGAGCGTATGCGTAATGCTAAGACCGGACAGTGGTGGGTAGACACTCCAGAAATGGCACTGAGTAATAACTCTGTCTGCTATACAGAGAAACCTGACATTGGAATATTTATGAAGGAGTGGTCTGCACTCTACGATTCTAAATCTGGTGAGCGTGGTATATTCAATAGAGAGTCTGCAATAAAACAAGTTGCTAAGAGTGGCAGAAGAGATACCGAACATGACTTTGGATGTAACCCTTGCTCAGAGATTATACTAAGAGATGGACAATTCTGTAACTTGACTGAGGTAGTCATTCGTGCTGAAGATACACAGAAAGACATCAAAAGAAAGGTCAGACTTGCTACTATTCTAGGCACATTTCAAGCATCTTTGACTAATATCAGAAGATTAAGGAAGAAATGGACAGTAAATACAGAAGAAGAAGCCTTGCTTGGAGTGTCATTAACTGGTATAATGGATAATACTTTTATGAACGGAAATAATAAAGGCAGAGGTGTGTCCGAATGGAACAGTGGCAATAAAAACCTACCAGATTTTCTGTTGTCCTTAAAGAAAGAGGCAGTTAAAATAAATAAGGAATGGTCAGAGAG